CGTTGCACTCAGATGAAGAAGATGAGCCTTTGGAACATAACCGAACCGCAAATTATTACTAATATATTATGGCAATAGAACGCAGACCAGCTACTCCAGTAGACGGACTTATAGAACAAGATACCGAAGAAGATATTCAAATCTCCATTGAAAATCCTGACTCGGTGGCAATAGCTACCGATGACGGAGGTATGATTATAGATTTTGATCCTGATGCTATGCCTATTGGCGATGCAGGTTTTAATTCTAATCTAGCTGACTTCATGGATGAAGATAAACTAAGAGAGTTAGGTAATGACTTAATTAGCTCATTCAATGGCGATAAAGAGTCTCGTTCTGAATGGGAAGAGACTTATACCAAAGGCTTAGATCAACTTGGTTTAAAGATTGAAGAACGTACAACACCTTGGGCGGGAGCGTGTGGTGTTTTTCATCCCATGCTTAGTGAAGCCGTAATACGATTTCAGTCGCAAGCAATTACTGAAATCTTTCCTGCTCAAGGTCCAGTTAAAACTAAAATAGTTGGCAAAATAACTAGCGACAAAGAAAAACAATCGCAACGAGTAGAAGATTACTTAAATTATTTATTAACACACGAAATGTCTGAGTATCGTACTGAGACAGAAAAGATGTTGTTTTCTTTACCTTTGGCAGGTTCTGCCTTTCGTAAAGTTTACTTTGACCCAAGCCTAGACAGACCTAGTTCTATTTTTGTACCAGCTGAAGATGTCGTGGTTAATTATGGTGCTAGTGACTTAGAGACTTGTCAAAGAGCTACTCATGTCATGCGTAAATCATCTAACGAAGTTAGAAAGATGCAAGTCAATGGCTTCTACAAAGACATAGAATTACCTGAGCCTGCACAAAATATTTCTGACATTACGAAGAAATACAATGATATTACAGGCGAACAAGATACTTACAACTACGATAGCAGTCATACAATTTTAGAAATGCAAGTAGATTTAGACCTAGAAGGTTTTGAAGATACTGATGAAAAAGGACAAAAAACAGGTATTGCCATACCTTATGTGGTCACAATAGATCATCCTAGCGGTAACATTTTAAGTATTCGTAGAAACTATTACGAAGATGACCCTAAAAAAATTAGACGTATGCACTTTGTGCATTATCAATATTTACCTGGTTTAGGTTTTTATGGGTTTGGTTTGATACATATGGTTGGTGGTTTGGCTAAATCTGCCACTTCTATTCTTAGACAATTGGTTGATTCAGGAACTCTCTCCAATCTTCCTGGCGGCTTGAAGGCAAGAGGTTTACGCATTAAAGGCGATGATACACCCATCATGCCTGGTGAGTTTCGAGATGTTGATGTGCCTGGTGGTGCTATAAGAGACAACATAACTTTCTTACCTTACAAAGAGCCGTCAGGAACTTTGTATCAACTATTACAAAACATAGTTGAAGAAGGCAGACGTTTTGCCAGTATTTCGGATATGAAGATATCTGACATGAATAATCAAGCTCCTGTTGGTACAACCTTAGCTTTGTTAGAAAGAAATCAAAAAGTTATGTCAGCAGTACAAGCAAGACTTCATGCTGCTATGAAAAAAGAATTAACTATATTAGTTGGCATTGTTAAAGACTTTACTGATCCTAGTTATCCCTATGAAACAGACGAAGAAGAATTTATCAAAAGAGAAGATTTTGATGAACGAGTAGATGTCATACCTGTTTCTGATCCTAATGCTGCTACGATGGCACAAAGAATTATGCAGTATCAAGCTGCTATGCAATTAGCACAAGCATCACCTGATATGTACAACTTGCCTGAATTACACAGACAAATGCTAGAAGTTTTAGGTATTGATAATGTGGATGAAATTATTCCAGACAATGAAGATATCAAACCAGTTGATCCAGTTACAGCAGTTCAAAACTTAATCAATGGCACTCCTGTTAAAGCCTTTGTACAACAAGACCACGAAGCACATATAGAAACTATAGCAGCAGCTCAAGAAAATCCAGAGATTGCAGCTACCTTACAACAAAGTCCAAATGCTCCAAGCATACTAGCTGCAGCTTCAGCTTATGTTAATGAGCACTTGACTATGAAGTATAGAAAAGAAATCGAAGCTGAAATGGGTGTTGAGTTACCACCAGAAGGCGAACCGCTACCTGCAGATGTTGAAAAACGTATTTCTAGTCTAGTGGCTGAAGCAGCTAAACGAGTTTTAGGAACATCGCAACAAAGAGCTGAACAAGAAAGAATACAAGCTCAACAACAAGACCCATTGATACAAATTAAAGAAAGAGAGATTGCTGTTAAAGAAGCTGAGGTTCAACGCAAAGCTAAAGAAGATCAAGCTAGACTACAGTTAGATTCAGCTAAAGCTGCTAATCGAGATGCTATTGAGAAAGAAAGAATATCTACTCAAACAGAAATAGCAGGAGCTAAAATAGGACAGCAAATTGCTAGCGATCTGCTAGAAAACGAACAGCTTCAAGATAAAAAAGCTGTAGAAGATTTTATGAAAGGTGTTGACATAGCTAAAGATATAGTCAAAGATAGCAACATAGATGAGTAATGAAATCACTGAGCTATCACTTTCAGAACATTTGAAAGTTAAATTTAGTGAAATCAAGAAAGATTATAACAATCATTTAGGTTCAGGAGCTTGTAGAGATTTTTCTGAATATCAAAAAATGGTTGGTATTATCGAGGGTATAAACCTCGCAGAACGAGAACTTTTAGATTATATGCAAAGGTTCTTGGAGACATAGGAACTCGACTCCTAAAGTCGTGCAAAATATGAGTGAAGAAGCAAAAAAAATACCAGAACCCGAAAGTATAAAAACTCCTGAAATTGACAAAGATGTTAAAAGTCAACTACCAGTTCCGACTGGTTGGAAGATTTTGATAGCTATGCCAAAAGCAGATGAGAAAACTGAAGGTGGTATTATTAAAGCTACATCGACAGTACAAGATGAAGAAATAAGTAATATCTGTGGTTATGTTTTAAAACTAGGACCTGAGTGCTATAACGACACAAAAAGATTTCCTAACGGAGCTTGGTGTAATGAAGGCGATTGGGTTGTGTTTAGAGCTTATTCTGGCACTCGCATGAAAATGTATGGACAAGAGTTTCGTTTAATTAATGACGATACTGTGGAAGCAGTAGTTGATGACCCAACAGGAGTTGTTAGAGCATGAGTGAAACGCAAATTATTAACGAAGAACCAAACATTCCTGAGACTCAACCTCAGTCTCAAGAAGATAAGTTTTTTGGACAAACTACTGAAATCAGTAATGAAATACCAGAAGGCTTAGAAGTAGAGGTAGTTGACGATACTCCAGAGGAAGATCGTAGACCAAAAAAAGCTGAAGATACTACACCTGATGTTGATGATGAAGCATTAGATCAGGAAATATCTGATTACAGCAAAAGAGCAGGTGATAGGATTTCTAAAATTAAGTATGAATATCACGAAGAACGTAGAGCTAAAGAAGCTGCAACTAGAGAATCTCAAGAAGCAGTAAAAAGACTACAAACTCTTATGACCGAAAATCAAAGGCTACAAGCCATGATTGACCAAGGCGGTGAAGTCCTTAACAAACAAGCTTACAATAATGCTTTATGGGCAAAACAAAACGCTCAAGCAGCATTTAAAAAAGCTTACGAAGAAGGTAATGCCGATGAAATGACAAAAGCACAAGAGATGCTAGCAAAAGCTACTCTTGCTGAACAACAGTCATCACAAGTTGCTCAATCTGTACAACAAGAAATTGTCAAACAGATGCCTGCACCAGAACAAAATCAACCGCAAGTTGATCCTGATATGCAAGCTTGGGCACAAAAAAATCCTTGGTTTATGGGTACAGAACCTGTACACAAAGAAATGACTTCATATGCTATGTATGTAGATCAATCTTTGCAAGCAAAAGGTATAGACCCTGCAGCTAAATCAGAAGAATATTATTTGGAAGTAGACAAAGAAATGCGTCAACGCTTCCCATCTTTTTTTGGTGTGCCATCTTCTCAACAAGAAATTGTTGAAGAAGTTGAAACAACGAAACGACAACCATCAACAGTTGTTGCATCCGCAACGAGGGATAGCGGTAACAAAAAACCCACGCAAATACGTCTGACTCAGACTCAAGTTAAGGTAGCTCGACAACTTGGTATTAGTCCTGAGCAGTATGCAAATCAATTATTGAAGGAGACTTAAATGTCAGAAGAAAATAACACTACAAACGTGGAGGAAGTTTCTGCTGATTCTTCTCCTGAAAACCAAGAGCGTACTCCTAGAGAGAACGATAGTCGAGAGACTACTCAGCACACAGAAAGCTGGGAAAATTCTGCTAATTTACCAACACCAAATCCGCAAGATGGCTGGGTATTTAGATATATTAGAACTGCTCTATTAGGGCAAACTGATAATCCAAATGTCTCCAGACGTTTTAGGGAAGGGTGGCAACCTTGCCGATTAGAAGATCATCCAGAACTACAAATACATATGATGGATCATGCTTCGGAATGGGCTTCAAAAGGAAACATAGAAATTGGTGGACAATTGTTATGCAAAATGCCTGCAGAAAAAGCGAAAGCTAGAGATAAACACTTTGCTGAACTAGCAAAATCTCAAATGGAATCTGTAGACAATGTGTATTTCAAAGATCAAGATAATCGAATGGCGACCAAACAAGTGTTTGAACGCAAATCGAAAACAACTTTTGGTAAAGATTCTTAGGAATCTTTTTAAAATTAATTGATGTTGAGTTAATTCTCAACGTATAAAAGGAGACAATTATGTCATCAAGTGCTACTCCTCACGGAGCAAGACCCATTGGTACAATTGTTGGAAGTCCTTATCAAGGAAAAGTTACTCATTACAAAATTAAAAATGCTTTTGGCACATCAATATTTTTTGGTGATTTTGTAAAATGGGGTGACGACAACCCTAATACTACTATCCAAAAGGATACTGGTACTACAGCTTGTACACCTATTGGTGTTTTTCTTGGTTGTGCTTACACCGATCCTACCACAGGTCAATTCACTACAAATCAATATTATCCAGCTTCTACAGCTGCAGATGATATTGTCGCATATGTTGCTACTGACCCATTTATACTAATGCAAATGCAATCAGACGAAGCTCTTACTCAAGACGATCTTGGTAAGAATTTTGCGGTGGTTCAAACTGCAGGAAGTACAACAATAGGGACTAGCAAAAATGCTGTCGATGGGAGCACGGCTGCTACCACCGCTACACTACCTTTAAAACTCGTTGACTTTGTTGACGGACCAGATAGTGCTGTAGGTGATAGTTTTACAGACGTGCTAGTTATGTTTAATGTTGGACATCAGTTGCTAAATACAACTGGTATAGGTTAAGGAGACTAATTATGGCTGCTATATCAAGAGCACAAGAGCTTAAACAGCTCCTTCCAGGATTAAATGCGTTGTTTGGCGAAGAATACGCTACATACGAAAATGAGCATGAAGAAATTTATGTAACTGAAAACTCTGAAAGAAGTTTCGAGGAAGAGTTAAAGTTATCTGGTTTCGGAGCTGCTCCAGTCAAAGATGAAGGATCAGCTATCAGTTATGATACTGCTCAAGAATCTTTTGTAGCTCGTTATACTCACGAAACTATTGCAATGGGTTTTGCAGTAACTGAAGAAGCAATGGAGGATAACCTCTATGTTTCTTTATCTGCAAGATACACAAAAGCAC